ATTTTGCAAGACATGAAGTAGATAAGCAAGCAGAAGGATTTAGACCAGGCGAGGATGGCTATCCATCTAATGGCCGCATCGCGTGGGCTTTATGGGGCGGAGATGCAGGTAAGACATGGGCGGATGCAATTGTTGCACGAGAAAAATCTCGTGTTGATCGAGCGCAAGTTATTCTCAATGCATTAAGAAATAAGATATAATCCAAAACAAGCAGAACACCTTGCCTATCGGCAACACCTTCTCTCACCACCAACAATCTAAGGAGAAGCATGTCAAATTCATTCCTTGTCTCCTTACGCGAAAAGCGTGAGAGCAAGACAGCACTCATCGAGTCAATCGTTGAGCGCGCAGCCATAGAGGTACGAGATATCACAGAAATTGAATTAGCAAATGTTGAAGCGTTAAATCTAGAAGTCAAGAAACTAGATGAGCGCATCGAGCAAATCTCAGACATTGAAATCCGCAACGCAAAGGCAGCAGATCTTGCAGCCAAAGTGGACTCCAATATCAAGCCAGAAACACGATCAGCATCACCTGCCTATGTCGTAAACGAGGAACTCACATATACAGAGCGAGCCGGTCACAGCTTCTTAGGCGATGCCTTTGCTTCACAATTTATGAACAACAGCGAAGCATCAGAGCGTATCGCTCGCCATCAACGCGAGATGAAGATTGAGAAGCGCGCAGTCTCAACCGCCAACTTTGCAGGGCTTGTCGTACCTCAGTATTTAGTAGACCTTTACGCACCTCTAGCCAGGGCGGGTCGACCAACGGCAGATGTATCACGCAAGCATCAATTACCAGCACAAGGCATCTCTGCGGTGCTGTCTAGAATCACAACTGGAACTTCTGTGGCCGCACAAACTTCACAGAACACCGCTGCTGTCAGCACTGACATGGATGACACCACTTTGACAGTGGATGTTTTCACAATCGCTGGCCAGCAATCAGTTTCAAAGCAAGCACTACAACGCGGATACAACATCGAGAACATCGTTCTTGCAGATCTCATCCGCGCATATCACACCAAGCTCGATGATCTGATCCTCAACGGAACAGGCTCAAACGGACAGCCTCTCGGTCTAGCAACAATGACATCAGGCATCCTGGTGACATACACAGCTACAACCGGAACTGTCAGTGGCCTATATCCAAAGATCGCCGACGCCATACAGCAAATTCAATCCAATGTTTATGTCAGTCCTACACATGTGATCATGCACCCAAGACGCTTAGGTTTCTTGTTAGCTGGGCTTGATGGACAAAACCGACCACTGGTCGTTCCTACTGCTTACAATCCAGTGAACGCAATGGGAACTGGCAACGGCGGATATCCTGCCTATGGATCAAACACCGGATACTCGATCCTGGGATTGCCTATCGTCACAGATGCAAACATCGCAACAAATCTCGGTGCGAGCACAAACCAAGACACCATATTCGTCATGGATGCAAACGAGTCACACTTGTTTGAAGAAGGCAACGGAGATCCACAGTATGTGACCTTTGAAGAGCCAAACGGCAAGGTGGCAATTAACATCGTCATGTACGGATTTGCTGCTTATACCTCAGAACGCTACGGAAAAGCAATGGCACAAATTAACGGAACTGGTCTGGCTTCACCTAGCTTCTAGACCAATAAATGTCTGGCGGTCATCCCTTCCGGTGGCCGCCAGGCTCTACGACCTGAGCAGTCAAGAGAGGATGGAGTCGATGGGGAAGATCTACTCCTGCACCTCTCTATCCGTCATGGCTGTCTCCCTTTCAGTCAGGACTGCTCATGGCCGTAGTTAATGGATATGCAACACTTGCAGAAGCAAAGGGATTCTTATCGATCTCAGATAATGTTGATGACACACTGCTAGAGAATATGATTGAGTCGGCATCAAGATCGATCGATCGCATCGCCAACCGCAGGTTCTATCTAGACTCGACAGCATCAGCTCGTCAGTATCGAGTCAGCTCACCAGTGATCCTCTACACCGATGACATCGGAACCACATCTGGACTGATAGTGCAGACTGATGATGATGGCGATGGCGTATTCGAGACTACGCTGACACTTAATACTGATTACATCATGGATCCACTGACTGCCCTATCACTAGGCAGACCTTTCACACAGATCACGATCGTCTCGACATCAAATACTTTCCCAATCTTTCCAGGACTATTCCAGAACGGCCTTCGACCTGGTGTACAGGTCACAGCGCGATTCGGCTGGCCATCAGTGCCAGATGACATCAATCAGGCGTGTCTGATCCTCACCGCCGATCTTTACAAGCGCAAGGATTCACCAGGTGGCATCTTGGGTCTAGGTGATCTAGGTGCGATCAGGATGAGTCCACTAGGGCGTGATGTAACTCAAATAGTGCGCGCATATCGCAAGGAGACACTCGCATGAGTATGACTCCATCTAATGTGCGCGATGCTTTAAAAACACAACTACAAACAATCACTGGACTGCGATGCTACGACACGATTCCAGACTCCATAAATGTTCCAGCAGCGATTGTTGGAATGCTCGACTTCGAGTTTGACATGTCTATGATGCGAGGCGCAGACAAGGCCACACTCGATATCATCATCATCACCGGCAGGATGAGCGAACGCTCAGCTCAAAACGCTTTGGATACTTATCTGACTGGAACGGGATCGTCATCAGTCAAGACAGTAGTCGAAGCAAATCCAACACTTTCAGGAGCGTGTCAAACACTGAGAGTCACCACAGCAACAAGCGGTTCTATTCAAGTGGGTGCGATAGACTACCTCGCATATCGATTCAGAACAGAACTGATTGGATAAGGAGAAGAGATGGCAATATTTTCAGGCAAGAACACAGTGGTGATTCTCGGAACAACCACTGTATCCGCATTCGTCAGCCAAGTTACACTTAATCGTGAGGTCGATGCCGTTGAAATCACAACGATGTCAAATGCCGATCATGTGTTCCTCGGTGGTCTAAATAACGATTCAGTGACCATTGAGTTTTTCAACGACTTTGCAGCGAGCTCAGTCAATGATCTGGTAGAGGCCGCACTTGGCTCATACTTGAATCTGAAGCTGGTTCCAGTAAGCGGCACAGTCACAGCGACCAACCCTAGTTACACCATGAGCTGTTTCGTGGGTCAGTGGCAGCCAATCAATACCAGTCCAGAAACAGTGGCCACAGCAAGCGTCACATGGCCGGTTAAAGCACTAACCAAATCAACATCAGCCTAATAGGAAGGAACCGGAAGGATGAGGCTAAAGATCACAACCAAAGAGGGAAAGAGCGAGGTCGTAGATGTCACTCCAGCAACGGAGTGTGCCTTCGAGATCGAGTTCAAGGGTGGCTTCTATAAGCTGCTTCGCGACAATGAGCGCCAGTCAGATCTCTACTGGATCGCACATCACGCGATGAAGCGCAAAGGACTCACGCAGTTAGCGCTCGATGCCTTCATCGACTCACTTGTTGAAGTGGACATCGTGACTGACTCCCCAAATGGATAAGCCGACAAGGGCGCATCTTTGAGATCGCATCCTTGTCGGTGCTCACTGGTATAGCGCCGAATGATCTGCTCGATTGTGATCCGGCCTTCCTAGTAGCGATCAAAACAATCCTGACTGAACGCAATCAGGCAGGAAGGCAACAGGTGAGGAGAGGCAGACGATGATCAGAGAGTTTTTCGTTGATCAGGCTAATCGAAACGCTGGCCACATCCTGTATGTATCGGATCTAGATGAGGCTCTAAAAGATCTTAAACGCATAGATCCACAGGCGCGTAAAGCATTTAACAAAGATACTCGCAACATCCTGCTTCCCTATGTCAATATGGCTAGAGGCTTTATCCCTGCGGAGTCTCCACTATCGAAGTGGAGAACGATTGCGCCAACATACACATCAGCAACCTGGGAGAATGATACAAAGCATCATGGTAGAGATGCGGCCATCAGATGGGTATGGGATAGCACCGATGCCAAGCGTGGGATCAGCATCACGCGTGGATCCTTTAAGGCTAAAGGCCTAACTTTTGACAATGTAATCGGATTAAAGAATGACAGTGTATCGGGCAAGATGTATGAGCTGATCGGTCAGGGCAAGCGCAGATCCGATGGCAGGTATAGGGCGCGAAATCTAAACGCTGGAGTGCGTATGCGAGAGAATATGAACAGGAAGCATGGCGATCGCAAACGCGTGGTCTGGCGTATCAAAGAAGAGCATGGAGTCCAGATAGGTGGACAAATGGACGCATCATAGATCCCATACTCGCTAGATTTGGAAAG